GTTAATATGTCACCTTCTTTTACATCAATATTAATAAGTTTTTGTGTAAAACAGTCATAAATTTCTGTTTTGTATTTTTTAATAGGTAATTCTAAATAAAAGACATTTGTATAATGAGTTTGACTATGTGTGTGCCAATCGTGTCTATCATTTTTATAGTATTGTTGATACCAAGCATTTGATATAGACCATTGAGTTACACATAAAAAATCACTCAATTCATTCATATAATCTTTAATTATATCATAAAAATATATTAAATAATCTCTATTGTAGTTTCTTGGTATATTCCAATCTGTGTTAGATATTTGTTCTATGTCTGATTTTCTTTGTTTTTCTGGTATTTTAGAAATTAAATTTAATAACGTTTTTTTGTGGATTTTAAAATTTTCTAATTGTTTTATAAAATAATAACTATTAATTTTTTTTATTTTCATATCAGCATTGACTTTTTTAAAAAGTTATGTATAATGGAGCGTGTAGCGGGGAATTGAGGGATAAAGCTATAGATATTATTATTAATGGATAGTTTTATCTTCGTCATCATCACCAAGTTCATCAAATATTTCATTTATTTTATCATTCTCCTCGTCTGATAATCTTTGTCTATTATAGTTTTGATTTCTGACAGGAACGGGTTTGTCTTCAATATTATTAGATAAATTCAAATAACTACTTGCCATCTCTACAGACGCATTTGTTATGGTCATTATTTTATCTTTTGGAATAGTAACAATTTGATCTGGAGTATAAGAACACCATCTAATTAATGCCACATAATCTTTAAATCCACTCATAGTCATTTGAGGCACGTATTTGATTAATAATGGTTTACTTAAACGTACTAAATTATGTGACTCAGGTAGTTGTTCTTTACCTGTTGGCATAATAGTAACAACGTCTTCGCCATTAATTAACTTGACTATTTTTACGTTATGTGGTGGTTGGTGCATATTACTTTAACTCCACGTTATGTATTTCATAATTAAAATCTTCTTCATTATAGATATTTATTCTTTCTCTAAAGTGTGCTAATGTATAATTCTCTTTTTCGTTGTAAGTTAAATCATCTGATATATCATATAAAGTAGCACTTGAATTATTATCTTTTAACCGAAGACCACGTCCAATAGATTGTAAATTCCTAATCCTAGACTTTGAAGGACTAGCAAAAACAATATTATGTAAATTACGAATGTTGATACCAGTAGAAAAAGTGCCGTAACTAGCAATAACAATAGCCCCCTCCGACTTTTCTGTAATGAAACGAATCTTTTCACGCTCTTCTGCTTCAACACCTCCATAAACAAAGAAAACTTTTTTATCATCAGCTTTCTCCTCTATTAATTGTTTAAGTAGCACTCCGTGTTTTTCAACGTACTGAAACAGACATAATGTATTGCCTTGTAAAGACAAACATAGATTGCGTATATATTTATTCCTTTTTTCGTTTGAAACGAGATAATCCATTTCTTCTTGGTATGTTTTATCCTTTAAAAAATGACGAGCAGTTTTATCGTGTTGTAATATTAAACAGAATATTTTTAAGTCAGCAAGTTGTTTCTTTTCTTGTAATTCACTTGTTGATACAACTTTATTTACTGTACCAAATAGGCCTTCTAATACTAACTTATGTGTTTTAGTACCATCTAAAGTACCAGTTAAACCAACTCTATATTTACATTTTTCTAATTTATTCATTATCTTACTTAATGAAACTGCTTTAAATAAATGTGCCTCATCACCTATTATCATTCCAAATTGTGCAAACCATTTTTTAGGTAAATTATAGATTGATTGCCAAGTAGATATAATAACTCTTTTGTTTGTTTCTTTATCGTGTCCTTGATATATTCTATGTACGTTACGATCACTATTATAACCGTAATCTTTGAAGTCTTTAAATAATTGTTCTACTAAAGATGTTGTTGGTACAATAATGAGTATTTTATCTTGTTTACTTTCTTTTAATCTCAACAAATTAAAGATTAACATTAAGTATATAATTAAAGATTTACCAGAGGCAGTAGGAGATAATAATAAACATCTACTCTTTTTAATAGAGTGTACAAATGCCTCTCTTTGATAATCTCTTATTTCTATTTTAGGAATTTTAAGTGCTTTTAAAAATCTATCTATTTCATCTTCTTTTACAGATACATCTTTTATTTTAGTGCCATCTACAACTTGTACATCATTTTTTTTACACCAATCTATTATGTAAGGATAAAGTCCTGCATAAATTTGACCTGTTGCATAACTGAATAATCTAATTTTACCGTCCCAAACTCTACTACGATATTGAGGCATAAACTTAAAACCAGGTACTTCAAACGTAAAGTATTCTCCAAGTTCTCGTCTAATATCAGCGTCTGCCTCTATTTTTAAATAGACTTCGTTTTTTTTATCTATGATGAGGTAACGTGTTGTGGTCATCTAAATGTACAAACTAAAACTACTCTATGTCCAATTTTAGGATAAAAGTGTTTATGAGGCAAAGATTCAAAACACACACCTTTATATTTTTCAGGACTTATGTTTTTTAATATTTTTTTTTCAGACTCATCATATATTACAGTTTTAGATTTTTTATCGCAATCATTTAAATACACTAATAATTGTTTATGTGGGTATGGATGATCTAAATGTATATTACAAGATTTACATCCATTATTAAAAGATAAGTTAACAGCTATTCTCAATATTTCATTTATATTGATTTTATTTTTTTTACAAAAATGTCTTAAAATTTTTTCTAAATCAATTGCATATGCTGAATTATAGTATTCATCTTTATCTGTTCTTTGTTCTGGTCTTCTTATTGCAAAATGTGAAAGACCAGCACATCCATCACCTTCGGCACTAGATGGTTGAAAAAAATATGTAAAATCTCTTTGACCTAAAATATGATCTTCAATAAAATTTTTTTGTTCATCTGTTAAAAAATTTTTATCTTCTACAAAAAACATTAAATAGCTCCACTAGTAAACTTTCTCCAGTCAATAGCATTTTTTATTGTAAAGGTTCTATTAGATACTTGTCTAATAGTTCTATCTAAAAAGTCAACAACTGTTTCCAAGTATTTAACTTTTTGAGCTGCTTTTTGTATTTCTTCATCTGCTTCAATATACTTGTCAACGTCTTGTTTTAAAATTTTTAGATTAAAAGGTTTTTGTTGATATACTTGTGGGTCTGATTTACCAGTATAGTATTCCCATTTAAATAGTTTTATTGTTCTTAAATCATCTTCAGCACGTGTTAATAACAACTTAAACTTTGTTAAGTGTTTCATATACTTGTTGTGTAATTGAGGTGTTTTTAAAGACTCTAAATCTAATTCTGTATCGTTAATTTTTAAGTCTTTGTCTGCTAGTTCTTGTAATTGTTCTAAATCCATAATAACTCCATTATATCACAAAACTGTCAAAAAATCAAGTTTATGATGTAGTAATACTTGTTCTTCCTGCGTTTGTATCCGCAAAATCGTATAGTTTATAATCAAAGGTTACAGTTGCTGTTAAGTAATCTGTATCACCTGCTTGTTGTGTGTATTGTAAACCAGATAATGATATAGGAAATACATCACTAAATCTGACATCTACAACGGCATTGTTTTTACTTGTTAGTATTGATAGTGTTGCGTCTGAAAATATACCACCTTGACTAGGGGCAGCAAACTTTGATCGTCCTGCGTCACCCAATACACTATTTTTAGACGTAGGAAATCTATCTTCACCTGCGTCAAGTAAAGTTTTAAATTCTGAATATCCTCCAGGAAATCCTAATCCTCTTAACCAACCGTGTATCTCTCTATAGTTCTCTAGGTTTTCATCTACTAAAAATGACATAGACAATCTATCGTAAGATAATTTTTCACCAGGTAAAGGTATATCTCTAAAAGGTGTAGGTTGTGAATAATTGTCTGATAATGATACGCCTGGTAAATTTACTGCTGTACAAAAGTATTCTACTTTAGGAAGTTTAAGTATATTAAATTTAAACTTTGTAGGATCTGCATAATCCAGTTTAGTAGGTTGTCTATTGTAACTATTTGTAGTAGTCATAATACTATTTATATGTTATCTAGGAAGTGTTCCTGATTCACCTAGTTTCTCTATTGCTTTAATAACTGAATTTATATTTTCTGGTTTTTTACAAGGGTTTTCTTCAGTAGATTCTTGTAATTCTTCACATAAAGGTACTTTTTCATCTACTTTAATTTCTTCTACTTCACACGAATTAACCCAAGTAAAGATTAATAATATTGCTAAAGTAATAACAAATATGTAGAGATATTGAATTAATATTTTTTTCATAGTGGTATTTAGGGCATAAAAAAAGGGCGACTTTTGAGGGTCGCCCTTTTAGATATTGGTTAAACAACCAACCTTACATTATGTTAGCAACTTGTACTCTTTGGTAATATCTGTTTGAGTTAGCATTACCTGAAGTGTTAACAGCTGCAACAGCACCTGAAGCGGCACCAGTTTCAGCAAATGGGTTCGCAACTAGACCATATCTAGTTTTGAAACCGATTTTAGGTTGGAAAGTGTCTTGTCCAACTGCTCTTACCATTTGTAGTGGCACGTATGGGCAGTAGAATATACCAGCGTCATAAGGTGAAGTACCTTTGTAACCAACTACGTAGTATTGTTTCGCAGCTGAGTTCGCTGAATATGGATCAATGTACACTTTGTATCTTCCGTTTAATGTACCAGCAAAAGTATTACCAGTGTCATCAACGTTTAGATTGTTGTTTAATGCAGGAGTGTAATCTAAAACACCAGCCATTTGAAGCGCACTAGCAACGTCAGCAGAACAGATAATCATATTACCTTTTCCTCTTCTTGTTCTTTGTGCAATTCTATTAGCATCTCTCTCTAATTGGAACATTAGTCCTTTGAATCTCTCAACTGACCATCTTCCGTTTGAGTCTGTGTCTAAATCAAAGATACCAGCTGTAGTTGTATTAACAGCAGCACCTTTTTCTGCATTGATGTATATTGTTCTAACAACTTCTCTATTGATTTCAGCAAGAATTTCAGCAGATAGAATATTTGCTAATTCTGTTTCTGCGTCTAAACCGTGGATTGCTTTTAAGTCTTGTGCAAGTTCCATAGTGTATTCTGCTTTAAGAGCTCTTGATCTAGCTGTTACTGTTGATTTCTCAATTGAGAAAGCCATTTCA